TCAGTCATCGAACCTATCTGGGCTATCCAGATAGGCGAAGGCTCCGCCCCGTTCTTCTGGGTCCATCGGTTCGAATACACCTCCCCCATGACCTGCCACAGACGCCAGGCTGTTTCCATCGCCATCAAGTCCATTCCTGCGGCGCCACTCTGCGTGGGCTGACTGAATTTGCTGAACTGCCCGGGATGCTGTTGGTTCTGATCCTGCTCCCACATGACTGTTACCTCCGGTTTCTGGTTTTACCTGCGTTCTCACCCGGGCTACATGTCGGGCAAATTTTTGTTCCCACTGGATTTGCGTAAAAACTTTCCCTTCCGACTCCCAGTACGCGGTGAATTCCGCGAGTTCAGTCAGAAGGTAATCTGGTTCAGGCAGGGAGATACCCCACGAGGCGGCGCGCTGTCGGAAGTCTCTGGAGGGAAGCCAGCTATCTGCCATGCTGAATTTCCCGATCGGTTCATCAACACCGTCCAGATATCGGGGCATGGCCGGGGATGGTAGTTCCTCGCCAGTCGAATTATTCATCGCGCCCGCGCTAAGAGAGGGGGTTAAGATCTGTTTACTGCTAACTGCTTTCTGGATACCTGATGGCAAAGGTTTAGCCAAAGACTTAGCCTTATCCTTAGGCAAGGCGAAAGCCTTATCAAAAGCCATCCCCATAGCGTCAGAAACCCCGTAACAGGCGGCTTTGAGAGCTTCGTATGCTTTATCTTTCAGTGAACATTCAGGCAGTAATTCAAACGATCTTGCCCAGGATTTGATCACGTTCACTGATGCTGGCGGGTTATGTTTCACCGCATTAGGCAACCAAAAAACTCTGGCTTTAAGGTCGGCTTCCACCATACCTAACGCTATGGCTTCGCCTAAGGCTAAGTCGAAGGCTTCGACATCCCAGTTTAATTCTTCAGCCATAGCAGCCCTTCCCGCTTTATACAGCCCAGGGATAATTCCCGTGAATGGACCTGTAAGCAGGTAAATAAACAGACTCTGGCCACTTGGCGGGAGTGGTGATAAGGCTCGAAACTTCGGATCATCCCACATGGTGATCTTCACCTTACGGTAAGGCTCGTTATTAGCCTTACTCTTAGGCATGGCCTTAGCCAAAGGATTAGGCATACTTCACCCCGCGAGTTGCAGTAATAATGGTCATTGGTCAAAACTCGATTAAAACAATTGCGGCGCTACGGCGCTTATACTCGCCAGTAGTGGTCCCGCCGCGTCAGCAGGTAACATGTTGAACAATGCGATTGCTGCTTCACGAATTTCCTTCTCCAGTTTCTGTAACGGAGCGCCGATTAATTTCGCCTGGTGTGCCTCACTGCATTCTTTGATAGCGCTTGCCACCAACTCCGCTTCGGTGCTCGCATTACTTAAGCCGTGGTTCCTGGCAATCTGAACTGGCATAGCGGCGATGATTGAGCCTGACAGCTGTATTACGTAAGTCGTGTACTTTTCTGAACCTCCCTCGTTTTTCAGATATCGGAATAAATTCTGCTTATTAACAGAAATTCCGCGGCCATCTGCTTTGGCCCACTCTTCAGCCACCAACTGAGCGATCCGTTCCTGTGCCTGTCCTGGTAATGTCGATTCCCATTCACGTACGGCGGCCAATATGGCACGGTGCTGAATGCGGTCACGGCGCTGGGGTTTAAACTGATTTTCCGTTTTCAACGGAATAGCTAAACGCTGGCTATGATGTTGATACGTGGCTGATTGCATGATTAAGCCTCCTTTTGAGGTAAACCATCAGTGGGGTTTGGATAAAGATCCGGTCTGATTTCGTGTGGGGTGACTTTCCAATCCAGCGCCCTGCAGGCGTTTAGCACCTCTGCGCTGGCGACTTGAGTGCGAAACCAGACTGAAACAGTCTGTGAGTTTTTGCCTAAGCGGCGAGCCAGTTCTGATTGGCTACCACACAGTGAAATGATCTTCTTTTGAATGTTTTCGTTCATACGACCTCCTAAATTTCGTACCACATATTTGATAAAATACTTATCAATGTCAAGAAATTTAACTGGCCACATTTGAAAGGAAACTTTGTATGCTTGGCTATTGGTTAGATTTGGAACTGAAAATGAACTTTGAAGAACGTTTGCAACGAGCTCTTGATGAGGCTGGCATGTCTCAATCTGAACTGGGACGTCGGATAGGTGTTAACTCGCAAACCGTTAGCCATTGGTGTAACGCAGGTATTTTTCCACGCAAAGAAAAACTCATACTCTTGCCCGAAGCGCTTGGAAAGCCGCTTTATTGGTTCTTCATGACCGATGAAGAAGAGGAGCACATTGTTTCAGTTACACAAAGTAAAACTGTTCTGAACCCACATCAGTCTGCTCTCCTTGAGGTATTCGACCAGCTCCCTGAGGCTGAGCAAGAAAGGTTTATATCTTTAGCAAAAACCAGACTAGAAGAGCTCGATGCCTTCATGGCTGAGTTTTTACGCAAACGCAAAATAGATCCTCAACGCTAGTTTCTAAATCTACGTTGTTAAGGCCGCTAATAGCGGCCTTTTTTACGCCCGAACATGCCTCACCACTGATAACCAAAACACATCATGGTATGTAATTTATCAATTTCATCTTGACGTCTGGTATATTTATTTGTAGCCTGATTTTAGAAAATCAGTCATCGGGGCAGGACGCCCACGAAGTAGCTGCCGGCGGCATACGAATCACCGGATGAGATGACAAGTATTAACACGCAGCAGGTTCAACGTTCCGCCAGCCTGGCGACAAGGGCAATGCAAGAGGATAAATCCATGATCGATTTCGCACGTAAACCAGTGCGGTGTCAGGCCGTACATCTAAATCGCATTGAAGTAATCATTCGACTGATTTGCTACATGCTCGCCCAGAAGGGCGACCCGTCTGCCGACCAACAGATTGCAGTTCGTTCATAACGAGTTTGACCAATGGCTGTTGCCAGCATCAGTAAGGAAGTGACTATGGAGTTTGGAATGAAACGTGTGGTGGCATCTGTTCAGGTGGTTGCCATCCTCAACAGGATTTACAACGGCAGTCCGGTTTCCATCGCATCTATCAGTAAAGAATCAAAGCTGTCTGTGTCTTACCTCGAGCAGATTTTCTCGAAGCTGCTCAGCAGTGAAATCGTCACCAGCCAGCGTGGCGCCGGTGGCGGATACCACCTTAGCAAAGCAAACCCCAGCGTGGCTGACGTCGTTCGCGCCGTTACTCACACGCCTGATTCATTTGAACCCGTACTGAATGCTCTGGAGTGGGTCCCCGTTGCACAGCTGGTGCAGGGAAAATCCCCTACCCCATAAAGCACAAAACCCGCGCTTGGCGGGTTAAGTACCCGGTCAGCCGACCAAAGCTTTCCGGAACGAGTTTTGACCAATAACCACTACCTTAGGCGGCGATCATCAGCTGCCGGGTATCTTACAATCCTATGGAGCCCGAACGCAATGTTAACGTATGCGTATCTTATTAAAGCCAAAGCGAAAGCAACTGAGGCAAAAAACCTGTTTTGCTGGTTCTCTGCGAAATCAGATTCCCGTGCAGAACGCGAAATCCTCAATATTCTCGAAGATAACGATATTGCCGTCGGTCGTGGCGCCGACTATCAATTACCTGTCCGCACCAACTGGTTTGTTGTTGACGATCTTCCTGAGGAAAGCACACTTGATGACACATGGTGCGATCGTTACGAACTGGCAGAAGACCAGCAGACGTGGCAACTGAAACAGAAGCCGGATAATGAAAATCTGGAGGCTTCCAGCCAGCAAAAACCTGAAACCTCCAGTGCCAATGTACCCACCAGCGATGCGCCAGCATTGCTCCGCCCCATATCTCGCCTGCGCCTGTCTCAGCGGCTGATTGCGCACCTGTTAAATGACGGTGAAGAGAAGGAAATCAGTGAAGCGCGGCACGTCCAGATCGGACAAATGGAACTGGACGAAAATGATCTCTATATACAAAACCTGTTACTGGCCGTTGCAAATGTGCCAGCGGCGAAAGAGCTTTCTGCTCATGTCGAGTGGAACCTGGCAAACGCAATAAAAGAAGTCTTCGACCGTGAGCAGGTCTATACCATTGCTTCATTTGAGGAATTTATTACCGAATGGATTGCGGAACCGAAAGCGCGGACTCAAACCGTGCAGGAGTGGGTTAACGATAAGAAAGCACGAATTGTGGGTGATGAGCCCACCGTTCCACCTGTAACGCCAGAACTCATTACCGTTGCGACTCTCCCGCTACGCCAGCGCCTTTTGGCTCAGTTTATTTCTGAAGAATATGCTTACCATATTGATACTGAGCAGAAGAAAACCATTCAGGAACTCGAGCTGGATGTGGATAACAGCTATGTGCACAACCTGCTACTTGCCGCCGAGAATGTAGAACCATTCAGAAAAGCGCCAGAGATCGATATCTGGAAGATTGTCAGCGCGCTGAAAACCGTTTTTCCGGTTGATGGAAAACGAGTGGATTTGTCTACCGTAATTCAGTTCTTTAAGGCCTGGTTCAGTACTGAACACATTGACCGCGGGTTGCTGGTTAAAGAGTGGGGTAAGGGCAATCGTGTCTCGCAGATTCAGCGCTCTGATACTGGAACGAACGCTGGTGGTGGCAATAAGACCGATCGTAACCCGGCACTTGTCCACACACTGGAAACTCTGGACATTGATATTGCGCTGGCCACACTTCCAATGGATTTCAACATCTACGATATCCCAGGTGGCGTTTTCCGTCGCGCAAAAGAGATCATTGCTAAAAACGAAAGCCCGTTCAAAGAGTGGTCCGTCGCCCTGCGCAAACGCGCTGGCATCCTGGATTATTCCCGTGCCGCTATTTTCGCACTTATTCGCAGTGCAGAAGAAAACGCTCACCATTTCCCGGAACTGCTGAGCCGTTACATCAATAAGAACCTGACTGAAACCGACCACCAGCACCCAACTGAAGAAGCCCTGGCGGCAGCCGGTCACGTGCCAGAAAAAAGCTGGGAAAACGAGATTAACGAGAAAGTCACAGCTGAACAGAAGGCAGGAGCCGAACAACCAGAAATCGCCAACATGGGCAACGGAGTGTTCTCCATCGATGGCCTGATGGGGAACCAGCAAGCGCCAGCGCTTTCTGTCGTAGACCAGGTACGCCAGCGCGCCGTCGAGGATAAGTTACATCATACCCATACAGAGGAAGCCACCAGCAATGTGCAGATGGAAGAAACTGACAACAACGAAATCAAAGCTAATCCTGAAGTGTCTCAGAGCGAAACAGCAGTTTTGCCAGTTAAAAGCGCTGATGCAACTGGTGACGCGTCAGCTTCCCTGAATAATGAACCCGTTCACCATATTGAAACGGATCCCCTGAACGCTTTCTATACTCACCTGATGGTTGATATGGAAACCATGGGCAACGGTCCTGATGCCCCAATAGTCTCTATCGGCGCTGTATTTTTCGAGCCTTCAACTGGTAACACTGGTGCCGAGTTTTACCGGGTTGTCAGTCTGGAGTCATCGATGTCGTTTGGCATGAAACCGGATGCGTCGACGATTCAGTGGTGGTTGAAACAATCATCTGAAGCCCGCTCTGCCATTCTTGTTGATGAAGCCATGGGGTTGCTTGAGACCCTCGAACTCCTGGCTGACTTTATTGCTGAAAACGCTGCTAACGGAAGCCACACAGTTCAGTTATGGGGTAATGGTTGCTCGTTTGATAATGTCATTCTTCGCCGCGCATACGCGTTAACAGATACCCCCTTCACTGTTCCGTTCTGGAATGACAGGGACGTAAGGACCATGGTCGAGCTGGGTAAATCTGTCGGTATCAATCCACGCTACGACATCCCGTTTGAAGGCGACATGCACAATGCGCTTTCTGACGCCCGACATCAGGTCAAATACGTCTCTGCAATCTGGCAACGCTTGACCGCAAACTGATTTTCTAATTTCACAATTTATGGATCCTGCCTGGTATGTTTTTACAGGCAGGCCATCAGAGAGATGAGCTATGCACGAACTTACACTGTCTCCTCAGGAAATTGCAGAAATTACTGGCTATCAGCGCTACACCCACCAGCAGCGACAGCTGCGGTGTCACGGCATACCGTTCACCACTGATGGGCGGAACCGCCCAATTGTATTGCGCAGAAGTATTGATCCCGGAGTTTCTGAATTACCTAAGGTCGATGAATATGTTGCACTTGAGCCAAATTACGACGCAATCAATGGGCAGACCAAGAAAAGATCCTAAAGACAAGCACCTCCCACCACGCGTAACTAAAAACCGTTATAGCTATGTGTGGAAGCCAAAAGGAACAAAACAAAGCGTAACTCTTGCACCTATTACCGGGACGAGTATGTCCCGGCTATGGGCGCGTTATGAAGAAGAAAAAGCCAAGCGTTCAGACGTAATGACATTTTCTAAATTATGGAAGTTATTCACCAGCAGCCCAGCTTTTGCTGAACTGGCTCCGCGGACACAGACTGATTACAGGTCGTATGAAAAAAACCTGGTCCCAGTATTCGGGAATATGCGAGCAGATGACATAAAAATTGAGATGGTCAGGATCTATATGGATAAACGTGGCCAACGCAGTATTAACCAGGCAAACCAGGAACTCGGCGGGATGTCGCGTGTTTTCTCATGGGGATATGAACGAGGTTACGTGAAAGGAAATCCGTGCAAAGGAGTACGCAAGTTCTCTTTAAAAGCCCGTGACGTGTACGTGACAGACGAAGAATATCAGGCAATTTATGAAGAGGCGGCACCAGCTCTCCGGGTTGGCATGGAGATATCTTACTTATGTGCGGCTCGCGTTTCGGATGTTCTTTCTCTCAAATGGTCGCAAGTAAGCGAGGAAGGCATTTTTATCCAGCAGGGAAAGACCGGGACTAAACAAATAAAAGTCTGGACTGAACGGCTTCATAACGCCATCGAACTTGCAAAAACTCTGGGTGGGCGGGAAACGGTTATCTGTAGCAGCAAAAAAACTAAATACTCGAAAAGTGGGTTTAACGATCTGTGGGAAACAGCAAGGGAAGCAGCAGGAAGAAAACTTGATAGAAAACTGCCGTGTACTTTTCATGATCTCAAAGCCAAGGGGATATCAGATTACGAAGGCTCGAGTAAGGACAAACAACTATTCTCAGGTCACAAAACTGAAAGCCAAGTTGTGGTTTATGACAGAAAAGTGAAAATTTCTCCCACACTGGATCTTCCAGTATTGGGCAAATCAGAAGATGATGATGGCGAGTTTTATACCAAGTGA